GAAAAGTTTGACGACTTGTATGCTGTTTATCTCAACGGTGTTTACGATGGCAAGAAAGCAGCACAGTCAGAGCAGGAGCGTAATTTTTGCCCTCGCTGCGGTAAGCGCACAGCAGACCTTACCGTTATCCACACTTGTACACCACCACAAGGGGAGAAAACATGAAGCAAGTCAAACTTTTTGTTGGCGTTGATGACTACGAAGTTGGTTTGGTGTTTACATGGAATGAATCTGAAAGTGCATGGGTCTGCAAGATGGATGATGACTTTATGCAAGAGCTTGGCGCATTGCCATTTGATGAGGAGAAATAAAATGGATGAAAAATATCAAGTAGGCGGAACACATTACACAGACATGCCAGTCCAACCGTGGGCTGTTATGCAAGCAACGCTTACGCCTGAAGAATTTCGTGGCTTTTTGAAAGGAAACATTATTAAGTACGCAATGCGGCAAGGAAGAAAGCAAGACAGCGATGACGCAAACAAGTGTTTGCATTACGTAACTAAACTAGAAGAGGTTAACAATGAAGATCGAAACAGTTGGTGATTACGCATACCCATGCATGATGGCGGAAAATTCGCTTAAGGAAGTACACCAGCTTATGCTGGCAAACAAATACGATGATGCCTTGTTAGGGTCAGCCATAACAGTAACTTACATCGCTGACATGATGGCCGCAATCAAAGAAATGAAAGCACGAGACTATGCCATTCGTACCACTAAATAACAATTCCACACACCGCAAAGACTTAAACGAAACGCTACCTTGGGAGCCGAGACATAGACTGCCAAACGAAGCGCCATCGTCGTCAATCAACATCTATAAATTGCCTGTGTACAAGCCCGAACCGCCGCAATCTGTACGGCGTGGCGCAGACGACCATAAACAATACGGAAGTAAAGGATAAGCATGAGCAGACCAAGACATCCTGAAATTAGAAAGTTGCTACATCAGTACCACGATGGGCTTACCGCAATGGAATTATCTGAACGACTGCAACTACTGCATGACTCAACGTACAACGCCTTGCGTAATATGCCCGATACCTACATTGATAGATGGACAGAAGCAAAACAAGGCCAGCCTTCACAAGCTGTATGGTGCGCCGTTGTCCCACCCGAAGACTGCCCAAAACCAACACCAAAGGTAAAAAATGACCGAACACGAAACAAACCTGAGAGACCTAGCGGCGATGTTCGCACTAACTGGGCTTTTGGCTCGTAACGACAAAGGAATAGCTATTGTCCCTATTGCGTTTGACATAGCCAATGAATTTATGAACGAACGAAAGGAACACAATGAACGCGATCAAAGACCTACCTAACTTTGCCGCATGGGAAACCAAAAATCTTGCTGACTTTTGTACCGATGCGTACATACGAATGCAAGAGCAGCAAGAAGCTATAGAACAATTGCGTTTGGATGTGCGTGATGCTATGGTGCAAGTCAGAAGACTTACCGTAACCATATCCAACTACTTAGAGGAACCACTATGACTATAGATACAACTACACCTGCCATGTGGGCTATTAGCAACAGCACGACAGGCTCAAGTATGACGACAGGAACTCATTTAGGCGCATCCGTATCGACCAGAAAATCTAGAAACTCTGTAGTGTTTAAAGGCACGATTGAAATCATGCAAGTCGCCAATGGCTTTGTGATGAACGTAGCTACCAAAGAAGGCTATGAGTACGACACCTATGTCGCGTCCACCATACAAGAAGTAAACGAACGCTTGGCAGCAACCATTGTCAGCTTCAGACTGGAACAACCATGAAACCAATTTACCTAGACTTTGAGACTTACTGGAGCGTAGAGCATACGCTTACTAGGATGTCCCCAACTGAGTACGTCATGCACCCTGATACGGAAATTATTTCTGTGTCGATCAAGGAAGGTGATGCACCTACGTACGTTTTGTTCGGGGAAGAAAACCTATGGCAGCATTTGCAATCAATGGACTGGTCAGATGCAATGGCTATTGGGCACAATATGTCTGGGTTTGACGCAATGATTTTGGCGATGCGTATGGGCATCAGCCCGAAGATGTATGGATGCACCGCCGCTATGGCCCGCAGCCGATACTCAAAGACCGCAGTTAGCTTGGGGGGTAAGCAGTTGATCGGGGTGTCGCTTAAGAAATTGGCTGTGGAACTGGATGTAGGGCGAAAGCTGGACTTGGAAGCCACTAATACTAAGGGTAAACACTTAGTTGACTTTACACCCGAGGAACTTGCCTCAATGGCAGAGTACAACAAGATAGATACAGACTTGTGTGCAGCTATATTTAAGATATTAGTTAGGGGTTTCCCTAAATCAGAGCTTATGCAGATTGACATGACTACACGGATGCTGGTTGAGCCGCAATTTGTACTGGACTACCCGATGGTGCATAAAGCCTTGGCTGAAGTCAAAGAAGAAAAGCGTACGTCATTGCGGGGGTTAGCTAATGCACTGGGAATTTCTAGTTACACCAGCACTACTTTGGAGACCGGCGTTTCAATCGAAGAGCAAATACGTACTGAACTGGCTAGCTCAAAGAAGTTTGGTGAGCTACTTGGGCGTTTGGGCATTGAAGTGCCGATGAAAGTTTCCCCTACCAACCCTGAGAAGATGACCCCTGCACTGGCTAAAACAGATGAGGCGTTTATTGCGTTGCAAAATCATCCAAACAAACTGATAGCCGAAGCCGCACGAACTCGACTTGAAGTTAAGTCAACAATCTTGGAGTCGCGCCTTCAAGCATTCTTGAATGCAGCAGAAGCATGTAACGGAAAGCTTCCAGTACCGCTTAAATACGCAGGAGCAGATACAACAGGTCGGTGGTCAGGTGAGCAATACAACATGCAGAATCTGCCAAGGATTGACCCAAAGAAGCCCAAGCCGTCTGATGCCTTACGTATGTCGCTTGCAGCACCACGAGGCCATAAGGTGGTTGTGGCAGACCTTTCCGGAATTGAGTTGCGTGTCAACATGTTTCTATGGAAAGTGCCGTACGCTATGGAGTTGTTTAGGGCTGATCCGGGAGGGGCAGACTTATATAGGTACTTTGCAGCCAATGACTTGTACAGTATCCCCGAAGATGAAGTTACCAAGAATCAACGACAGGTGGGCAAGATTTCCCACTTGGGGTTAGGCTTTGGTGCTGGTGGTGCTACGTTCCAAAAGGTAGCCAAGTTGATGGGCGGCATAGAAATGGATTTGGACGAGTCAACCAGTGTCGTAAACAAGTACCGCGACGCTCACCCTGAAATTGTAGGTGGATGGCGGGCGTTCCAAGACAACATTACCAATATCAAACAGGGCATTGAGTCTCAGATAGACCCGTGGGGGCATTGCATAGTTGAGAAAGAAGCTGTAAAGCTGCCGTCTGGACGTAAGATTTATTACCCTGACTTACACCGCCGACAGGAAAACGGCAAGTCGGAATGGTGGTACGGCAATAACCGGGCGCAAGCACGTATTTACGCAGGGAAAGGCGTAGAGAATTTGGTGCAAGCCTTGGCCCGCGATGTGATTGCGGAACATGCATTAACTGTGTACAAACTGACTGGGCAAAAGCCAGCACTCATGGTTCACGACGAGTTGGTGTACATCGTTCCGGAGGAGCAGGCACAAGAAACATTAGATACTGTACAAGGTGTAATGCGTAAGGGGGTGTCATGGTGGCCTGAGTTGATTACATGGTCAGAAGGTGACATTGGAAACCGTTATGGGGATGCAAAATAATGTTGCCAAACTTCAAAAACCTGATACAGTAGTGGCTACAAAATCTGTTCCTAGGCATCGAATAATGCTTTAGGGACGCTACTGCATTGGAGCGAAATGACCCAGCCCGCATGGACATATTCCCAGTTGGATACGTTTGAAACGTGCCCACGAAAGTTCTACCATTTGAAAGTAGTTCGGGACATTGTTGAGCCCCCAACAGTGCATACCGAGTGGGGCAAGAAAGTTCATACGGCGTTTGAAAACTTTGTTCTGCACGGGGAAATGCTGCCTGAAGGTATGGAGCAATGGCAACCGCTGGCTTACAAACTAGCGTTACTGCCGGGACAAAAACTTGCAGAGAAATCGTATGCGATTGATCGGGATTTTCAGCCATGCGATTGGAAAGCTGCATGGAGCCGGGGCATAGCTGACTTGGTTGTGATTCACAACAATAAAGCTGCCGTACTAGACTACAAAACAGGAAAGCGAAAGCCTACTGAACAGTTGTCTTTGTATGCTGCTTATGTGTTCCACCATCACCCCGAAGTTGACCATGTTACGACGGGGTTTGTGTGGCTGAAGGAACGCCGCATTGATTGGAACACCTACACCAGAGAAGACATTGCAACCATATGGCAAAACCTACTGCCCCGAGCCAAGAAATTGGACTCAGCGTACGAGCGTGACAAGTGGCCCGCAAAGACTTCCGGACTGTGCAAAGCATGGTGTCCAGTAACTTCATGCGAGTTCAACGGGAGA